CCTATAGCATGGGATAATCCTGACATAATGAAATTTATCGACGAAGGACCCAATAAAAAATATGTCAACTATGTTGAAGAACATTGGCTAGACGACCAAGTATGGCAAGGAATTAAGAGTTACAAGGACCGTGGGATAGATAAATAATAAAAAAGAGTAGGAAATTATGAGTAAACCAATTGCAGATGTAATAGACAATACCAAAGAAATATTCATGACTGATTCTGCCCTATCTAGCCTGTTAGATTTTGAGCGTGTGCTAGATGAGCTTGATCTTTATGTTTTTGCTAACTGGAAAGACGGCGAACTAGTTGAAGGCCCACAGTACGAAAAGTATTTTGTAAGTTGCACATTTATGTGGCCTTATAAGAAGATGCCAGATCCTAGGGGTGGAGAAAGACTGTTAGACTATGATTGCGAAGTATATTACAGCAAAGATTTACTTGAATATCCAGTAGAATTAGAATCACCAGATGATTTTGCTCCAGGCACTAAAATGCCTAGAATGGCGAAGAAATCAATTTGGTTGGTTAAGATAGTTATGCCTAAGAAATTAATGAGTGAAATACAGCAAGGAAGTTTAGAGTTAGAAAGTCAAACTTTAGATTTAGAAGATGTTGAAGCGGCCTATGAAGAAGGTACAGATGATTCAACTGAATTCAATGCAGACGAAGAGCAAGCAAATGAAATTTAAACGCATACTGAGAGAAAATTTAGAAATGGGCGATCTAAAACGCCTAGTTAATACTTCACTGCATATTGACGAATATAAAAGTAAAATGGGCGAGGACAGCGATGTTTGTGTGCTTAGTTTTAAAGTTACAGGTAAAGAAGCCGGTAACGACATGGTTGCATTCATTGAAAAAGGATTTGACTTTGTTCTTGATGCTGATGTTAGCTCCGGTGAGAAAGAAGGTGGCGACTACTTAATATTCGTTGAACTACAACGCACAAAAAAATTACCAGAACAGATTATAACAATGATGAATGACATTATGAATCTAACCGATCAAGAATTAGAAGATTGGACCTTTAAATACTATAAAAATTCCGATGAGCATGAATTAACCAAAGAAAAACTAGCAAGCGAAATGGCACTAACCCCAAAAGATTACGATAAAAAATATAAGAAAGACCAAGAAGAAATTGATCAATTGAAAACAAGTGCTGGTGTTGATGTAACAACTACTGCACCTATGAACGAATTTACAGACAGTCTGCGTGTTGCGGCTGGACTTAAATAGGAGAAATATCATGACAGATTGGATTAAGAAACGTTGGGCTGAAAGAAGCTCACAAAGTGGTGTAGCACTAGTAGCATTTGGTGTTATCGCTATTGTATTCAAACCATTAATAACAGTTGCGGCTTATGTGGCTATTGCTTACGGCGCATATCAAATTTGGAAGAAAGGTTAATAGTTAGCCTTTCTCCCGTTTTACATCAATGAAAGGAAATTAAAATGAAACTATCAAAGAATTTTAGTTTAGCTGAATTTACAAAAAGTCAAACAGCTCTTAGACACGGGCTAGATAACGAACCAAAAGAAGAACACCTAGACGCGGCCAAAGCACTATTTGAAAAGGTAGTACAACCTGTGCGAGATAGATTTGGGCCCACAGTAATTAACTCTGGATACAGAGGTGAAGAACTTAATGAAAAAGTAGGTGGCTCTCCAACTAGTCAACACTGCTTAGGACAAGCTGTTGATATTGAATGTCCAGGTGTAGCTAACTATGATGTAGCATTATGGATCGCTAAGAACACCGACTTTGATCAAGTCATACTAGAATTTTATACCCCAGGCATTCCAGACTCAGGTTGGGTACACGTGTCATATAAAGCAAATGGCGACAATCGTGGATTAGGATTAACAGCAATGAAAGAAAATGGCAGAACAGTTTATAAAACAGGGCTCATTGAGTAATGTGGTTATTACAATTAATACCAAGTAGTTGGTTAGAGTTCATGGCCGTAGCTATTCTAGTAGCAGGTGTTGTATTATTCTTTGCAGGGAAAATATTTAAACACGTTCCTTTCTTTAGACAGTACAACTTACCAATGCGTGTGATAGGATTTATCTTATTACTGTTAGGTGCATACTTCAATGGTGGACTAGGTGTTGAACTTGAATACCGTGAACGTATAGCTGAGATGGAACAACGTATTGCAGTTGCTGAAGCTAAAAGCCAAGAAGAAAATGTCAAGATAGTAGAAACAATAGTTACAGAAACTAAAATAGTTAAAGAAGATACGGCAGAAACAACATATCTAATAGAACAAATGAAAGAACAAATCGATAAACAAGGATGTGAGATTTCACCGCAAGTGATTGAACTTTATAACGAAGGGATCACTGGGAGAGGGAAGTAATGAGATTACTAGCACTAGTACCCATACTATTTCTCATCGGCTGTGCGTCAACAACAGTTCCTGTTACGATGAACTTTCCAGAAGCACCTGAACCTTTATTAATGGAACCAGAAAAATTAGATACATTACCGGAAGATGCAGACCAGTTATCGGACATCTTACAAAACTCAACTGTAAATTACGGTAAGTACAGAGAACTTCAACTAAAATTTAAACAATGGCAACGTTGGTACGATATTAATCGAAAACTACATAAAGATACTCAGGAGAATTAAAATGGGATGGTTAAACTGGATACTAGGCATTAAAGAAGAAACTAAGAATGTGACAAAGGGTAAAGCACCCAAGTCTAAAACAGGAACGGCCGCACTTTTAAAAGCTAAAGTTCCTAATAAAGCTGAATTAACAAAGTTATCGAAAGTTAAATTAGAAAAAAAAGGTCGAGAGCATGGTATCGAACTTGACAGACGATTAGTTAAAAGTAAACTAGTTAACCAACTGCACGCACACTTAAAGAAAGGAAAGTAGTATGAAAAGATTATTAATATCACTGGCATTGCTAGCATCATTGACTGGTTGTGCCGCTATTGATTATTTTGACATGGCACGATTTGACAATAACGAATATCTATTAGCTGTGCAAGTTCGTACACAAGCCAACTTAGGTGCTCGTAAATGTGGCACACCAGAAGTAAATGCCGAAGTGTCAAAACTATGGGTCACTACCTTAGAACTCAAGAATTATGCAGAATCAATTCCATACAATGAAGAAACAATTACTATGACCAGCGAACTATTAGAGATTGTTAGAGGATTGGACAAACGCTATAATATTGATATGAAAGATGTTAGCATGGTCTATTGTGTCAACAAGTTTGGTAATATCGAAAAGAACGCAACAATTATTACTAATGTTATAGGTGACAAGCCTAGACCTAGGTAAAGGAGAAAATAATGATAAATGTTGAACAAGAATTAAAAGAATGGATGAATAATAGTAATACTGAATTAGCAAATTGGGCTCAAGATGTTAATGATCTTAAAGAACAGCATGCAAACGGTGAACTTGCAGATGATGAATACAAAGAACTGTTGGAGGACATCAAACGTTCAGAAAAGATTTCAAAAGCGGCAGATGATCTGGCAGTTAGGTCAAGAGCAAATGATGTTCTAGATAATCTAATTACAGGCATTGGTGCAGTACTATAGTTTTGAAAAAATAACAACCATTAATACTAGCATTAAATACTAAAGTAAGTTATAATAATATGTAACTTACTTTTTTTATGGACTCAATTAGGAAACGATATGGCACAGTATAAAGGTGGACCTTATGTTGAAGAACAAGGACCTTTCTTAGAATCATTGATTTACATGAATCAATGTAAGACTATTGTTGAAGTAGGAGTTGCTGAAGCAAAGACTACCGATTTTCTTTGTAGTGGTGCACAACCACTCGGAGGAAAAGTTTGGGGATACGACATCTGGGACACACATGGACTTAAACAACAATTTCAACATTGGAGTTCAAAAGAAAAATGTGAAGACTACCTAAAGTCAAAAGGACACTCTAATTTTGAACTAACTAAAGTCGACAGTAGCACTGAGCAATTTAAAAACCTTATTAAAGAAAGGCATGCTGGTAATATCGATCTTGCATTCATTGATGGGTGTCATAGTTATAAAGGAATTAAAAACGATTTCGATGTAATATATCCAGAATTAAGTGAGTGTGGTATCATAGTATTTCATGACACTTTACGCATTGACGGATGCAGAGCATTTATGATTGATCTGCGTACTAAATTCTGGGACGGAACTTTTGATATAGTAACGTTTCCATTTGGTAGCATGGTATATAGTGACGGAAATGTTACTAATAGAAGAACCGGAATAAGCATGTTAGTTAAGCGTTCCTTTGCTACGTTAGATTTACCAATTGACGAACAGTGTGATATAGAAGAACATTCTCAAGAAATATATGTGCAAGAAGAAGAATGGTACGAAAAAGAACTAGAAAAAGTTAAAAGCAAATAATGGCCGATGCATACCAAACATTAGGCGTTGACCGTTCAGCGAACGAAGCAGACATTAAAAAAGCATATCGCAAGTTGGCTAGTCAGAACCATCCGGACAAAGGTGGCGACACTCAAAAATTTCAAGAAATACAATCAGCATACGAAACCCTATCGGATCCTGTAAAAAGACAACAGCATGACAATCCGAGTCCTTTCCATCAGGCGGGTCCAAATGGTAGTCATTTTGAATTTAACTTTGGTGGTGGTGGCCCGGAAGATATATTCGCACAGTTCTTTAATCAAGCACAGGGCAATCCATTCAAGCAAAGACAACAGCAACCTAGACGCAACAAAGATCTCAGAGTCAATCTTCAGGTTACCTTAGCCGACACACTTAATCCGCATGCTAGGACTATATCTGTGCAAACCACTAAAGGCGAAAGATTTAATGTAGATGTAAAAATACCACTAGGTGTTAGCAACGGCACGACTATCAAGTATACCGGTATGGGCGACAATATGTTTGAATCTTTGACTAGGGGAGATTTATATGTTATAATAAGTTTAATACGAGACGCAAGATTTGAAATTAGCGGTATAAATTTAATAGCACCATTAGAAATTAATTCTATAGAAGCGATGACAGGATGTGATAGAATTGTTTCTGGTATAGATGATAAAGAATTTAGTATTAAGATTCCTAAGGGCTGTCAAAATAATACAAAATTTGGATTACAAGGGCAAGGACTATATCAAATGAACAGCACCGTTAGAGGAGATTTAATAGTAGTAGTTGATATTAAAACTCCTATACTAACAGACGAACAATTAAACATACTTAGAAACATATGATTCACACACTAAGTATTATTATAAGCGTACAAGGAGAGCATTAGTGTCGATACACTCAAATCCAGAAATTGAAAGAATAGTTGATACAGCAACTACGATTGCAAAAGATTACAATCATCAATATGTGACTTTAGAGCACCTGTTGATAGCACTAGTTGAATACCCAGAGTTTAATAAAACTCTCGTAACCTTCGGTGTTGAAATCGAAGAACTATTGCGTGACCTTTATGATTATATCGGTAAGCAGGAATACTTAGTTACTATTGTTCCACCACCAGAAAGCATTGACCAAACAGAAGCTTCACAAAGAACAGAAGATAAAAACTCAATCGACTCTAAAAAAGATAAGAAAAGTAATTCTAAAGAGCTTACAGAATCGTCAATGATTCCGCAACGTACACACAGTTTAGAAAGAGTGTTTAATCGTGCATTTACTCAGGTTTTGTTTTCAGCTAGAGAGCAAATGGAAACTATTGATCTATATCTAAGTATAAGCCAAGAAACTAATAGTCATGCCGCATATTTCTTATTGAAATGGGGTATCAATAGACGCCAATTAGTTGAATACTATACAAAAGTACATGGTATCACTAAGAAATCTAAAGAAGTTAAATCTAACTATAGCAACAAAATACTAGAAGAATTTTGTACTAATCTTAACACTCAAGTAACTGAAGGTAAGATTGACCCTGTTATAGGTAGAGCAACTGAATTAGAAGAAATAGCACAAGTACTTGCCCGGAGGCAAAAGAGCAATGTATTAATGATAGGCGATCCAGGTGTAGGCAAGACAGCGATCGCAGAAGGATTAGCACATAAGATTGTTGATGGTGATGTTCCTAAGTATCTAATACCTTACACTGTCTATAATTTAGAAATTGGTAGTCTTCTTGCTGGTAGTAAATATCGAGGCGAGTTTGAAGAGAAATTAAAAGATGTACTGGCCGCATTAAACCAAAAAGGTAATACCATACTATTCATCGACGAAGCACATCAAATGCAAGGTGCTGGTAGTGGCGGGTCAAGTTCAGTAGACTTTGCTAACATGCTGAAGCCGGCTTTAGCTAAAGGCAATATTAAAGTTATTGCATCAACAACATTTGAAGAATACACACAGTCATTTGAAAAAGATCGTGCATTAATGCGTAGGTTCTATAAACTTAATATCGACGAACCAACAGCAGATATTTCTAAAGATATCTTACGTGGGCTTAGGACACATTTTGAAAAATTCCACAATGGTAAGATCTCAGATGAAGCTATAGATAGTTCAGTTGACTTATCAGTGAGATATCAACCCGACAGGAAACTTCCTGATAAAGCTATAGATTTAATTGATATGAGTTGTGCTCGTCTTAAAATTGCTAAGGAAAAGTTTACAGTAGAAAAAACAGATATAGTTGATACTATATCAAAAGCAACTAAGATTCCAAGAGAAAATCTACTTACTGAAAAAGCTAACAAGAGCTTAACTAATTTAGATGCGACGATTAAAGATAACTTGTACGGGCAGGATTCAGCCGTTGAGCAAGTATTAGAAAAAATATATGTTGCTAAAGCAGGAATGAAAGCACATGATAAACCTGTGGGGAATTTCTTATTCCTTGGCCCAACTGGTACTGGTAAAACAGAATTTTGTAAACTACTTAGTGATGCATTAAGTATGAAACTGCTACGTTTTGATATGAGTGAATATCAAGAGAAGCATGCTATGGCAAAATTAATCGGTGCGCCTCCTGGATATGTTGGTTACGAAGATGGTAATTTAGGTGGCGGATTGTTAATAAGTGAAGTTGAACGTAATCCACATTCTATTATTTTACTAGATGAAATTGAAAAAGCACACCCAGATATCTCAAACTTATTGTTACAAATTATGGATGAAGGTAGTGTAACTGGATCAAATGGTAAAAAAGCTGATTGCCGAAATGCTATATTGATATTAACCAGTAACTTAGGTTCTGCAGATGGAGAGACAAACGCTATTGGATTTGGTCGTGATCTTAAGAAGACTGGCACAGATGATGAAGCGGCTAAGAAATTCTTTAAACCAGAGTTCCGTAACAGACTAGATGCAGTAGTTAAGTTTGCAAAACTTGAAAAGATTTCAATGAAGAAAATTGTAGTTAAATTCTTACAAGAATTAAATGTATTACTACAAGAAAAAGAAATACGTATACGCCCTAGTGAATCAATAGTAGATCATCTAACCGACATTGGCTTTGATCCAACTATGGGTGCTAGACCACTGTCACGTAAAATTAATGAACTTATTAAAGTTCCGTTAAGTAAAAAAATACTATTCGAAGCTATAGAGCCTGGAAGTATTGTATCTATAGAGTGGAAAGATGAAGAAATTAAGTTTACTGTTCAACCGCCAGAACTTAATAATTTATTGGAAGATAAAACTGTTGACAAAGACGGCTTTATTGTACTATAATATTTAGAGCAATAACGGTATTGATAAATAATATGAGTATATTATTATTTAGGAAAAAGTACTGTGGCAAAATTACATGAAGAAGTATTAGTTATCAAAGTAAGTAAATTAGTTAAAGACGCTGACCAAGTAACGCCCAGTCTCAATGACGATACTGTTGCTAGTTTAGAAGCTGTAGTACAAGAGCTAGCAGGTGCAGGGTCTCTAGTAGAGATAGAAAAAGCTTAACTTAACACACAATCAATTCAATTAAAGAGAGAGTTTCAAAATGGCCAAATCTAAGAAATCAAAACGCATTAAACCAAATGCCGGAGCACCAATGGTGGCACCAATTGTACCAGAAAACGCTGACGCAGGACCTGGAGCACCAGAAACAGTTCCACTGCAACAGCCACAACAACCAGATTGGAGCAAAATGCATATACATTTTGGTATTCCTTGCTATGGTGGCCAAATTACAGAGCCCTGCTTTACCAGTTTCCTAAGGTTCATATTAATGGCTAACAAGATGGGCTTACAATGGTCATTAGATACTATGGTCAACGAATCTCTTGTAACACGTGCTAGAAATAACTTAATGGCTAAGATGATGACTAACAAGGCCGCAACACACTTTATGTTTATTGATGCTGACATACGTTTCCAACCAGAAAGTATTTTTTCAATGTTAGCTACAAATAAAGATGTCATTGGTGGACTTTATCCTAAGAAAGCACTACCAATACAATATGTAATTAACGTCAAACCAGGTACACAAATTGAAAATGATATTTTTCCTGTAGATACCATGGGCACAGGATTCATGCAGTTCAAGCGTGAAGTATACGAAAAGCTATGCGAAGCACATCCAGAGTGTAAGTACAAAGATGATGTAGGTCTTGGTAAACAATTTGAACCATTTATGTATTCAATCTTCGACACTGAAATTGACGAAGCTGGACACTATCTATCAGAAGATTGGACGTTCTGTAGACGTTGGGCAAAACTAGGTGGTGAGATATACGCACACAGTAAAGTGTTGTTGAATCACTCAGGACACTATGAATTTGCAGGAGATTTAGATGTGCTGATTGGTAAACAACCACAGCAAGATCCAACTCAGCAACCAGCAAAGTAAATGTCAGCAGATAAACTAAATTTTGATCTAACATTGAGTGGCACGTACTGGAAAACAGTACCTGAATACTCAATTTGGATCGATGATGAAGAAATTGAAAGAAAAGTTATAGAGACAGATTCGGAAGAATTATTCACAGTGTCATTCCAACGATCGTTAGAAGACGGTCCACACAAATTAAAGATACGATTCGAAAATAAAGGTGGTGGCGATACTGAAATTCTCGAAAACGGTAGTATTGGTCGAGACATGATGTTAAACATAGAAAGCATAGTAATTGACGACATTGATATCGGTAATCTTAAATGGACTTTGTCAAAATATGTTGTTGATACTCCTGTGGAAGTAGATGGTGAGATGACTGATACTTTAGATAATTGTATTAATCTTGGATGGAACGGAGCATACATAATTGAGTTTGACTGTCCATATTATCTGTGGCTATTAGAAAACCTTTAAGATAAATATAGTAACACTAGCACCAGAGATTACTATGTTATTAACAAACTTATTTGAAGCAGTAGAAAACAACAAGCATGCCGCTTTTAGTTTCGGAAGAATGAATCCACCTACTGTTGGTCACGAACAACTGTTAAATACAGTTGCAAAAGCCTCCCAGGGCGGTGATTATTACATATTCGCTGGGCAATCACAAGATCCTAAAAAGAATCCTTTAGATTACAATACCAAGGTAAAATTCTTGGCGGCTATGTTTCCACAACATGCTAAAAATATTGTAGCTGATAGAGAACTAAACACTATCATGAAAGTAGCAGAATGGTTATACAATAAAGGATATAGATCGGTAACATTCGTAGCCGGTTCTGACAGATTAGAAGCATTTAAAGAATTGCTAACAGATTACAATGGCAATGAAGCTAACCGACACTATTACAATTTTAAGAATATTGATTTTGTATCCAGTGGCGAACGTGAAGATGGTGTTGAAGGATTAGCTGGAGTAAGTGCTAGTGGTGCAAGAAAGGCGGCTGAGGAAGGCAACTTCGAAGAATTCGAAAAAGCAACAGGAGCAGGTAAACTAGCACCACAACTGTACAAAGCAGTGCGTAAAGGTATGAATATTACAGAAGCAGGTGGTGTAGGAGTAGTTGCAACTAATAAAAAAATGGCAAAGGATCCTAGATATTCAATGTCAATGACTCAAGATGTTGGGCCGAATACACCCGCTGATAATATGAAAGCTCTTGGACTAGGTAGAAAACCAAAATTCTTAATGAAGAAGTAGCATGGCCAAAACAAATCTAAGATTCGAAGTTAGGAATGAATTATCTGAATGGTTCTTAGACAGAAGAAAACCTCCTTCTGTAATTCCGGGTAATTCGGATTTTGATGATAATAAAACACCCAGCCCAAAATTTCTTAGATATATGTTTTCGTTAATTACCTCTATTGCTTATAAAAAATTACCAAAATATCGGGTATACGTAAATCAAGATCTCATAGTAGAGCGTGATTGGATATGGGGTAATAATGTATATATTGAAGAAGATATTTGGGCTGATATTGACCTAGCACAAGACTGTGTACTGCGTGTAGAACCAATCGCCATTGTGAACAATGCTAGTAAATTTGATATTGAAAATTTTCAGATAATAAACGGAGAAGGATTAATACAAAAGCCTAACAACTTACAAGTAAACTTTAGAGTTGATAAATATATTGATACACAACTGGAATCACAATAATGAAATCAGCTCAATTTTTAAACGAAGAACACGACGATCACGAAGCTAGTATGGCCAAGGCAGAACTGTTACAAATTGCTAAGAATGCTATGGAAACATATAAAATGTTTCAAGATGGTGATGAACTTCCTGGGTGGGTCAGTAGTAAACTTACTATTGCTAACGATCATTTAAATTCCGTACACGAACATATGACTTATAGAACAGTTAATAACGTTGGAAATCCTACTTGGGCTGGTTTAGATGAAACTGCTAGTTCAGGTGCTTCGAGTGCAGGAGGCGTTGCTACATCAATGGGTGGTGGTGCAGGTTTTGGTAGAAGTGTATTCATGAAAC